TTACGCGTTCATCTTGTCGGCATACTTTTCGGGTTGGACCATATGAGTGCGTAAGAAGTCCAGACACAGTTGCTGTCTGTCCGCCGGTATGTGGGAGAAAACCTCAAGAAGTTCCTGCTCCATATCGGATAACTCACTATTTTGCGTTGATGGTTTTGCGATAGGTGGATTATCGCCATATACAAAATCATCCAATGTCATGTTGAGGTGTTCAGCCATTTCCATAACAATGTCCAGTTTCGGGGATTTTCCTGCTTTCCAGCTCCCTGTATTTCCCTCTGCACGCCCTATATCACGCAGAACTTGTGTTATTGTAGTGCCTCGCTTTTCACAGGCTTCACGAAATCTATCGTATAACATAATGACCTCCTAAAATAAAAACTCAAAAAAATGCGTTACAGGGGTTGACCTACTCAAAACTATGAGTTATAGTTACCAATGTAAGATGCATTTGAGAATGAAATAAAGATTACATACTCATTATTTTACATGAGAACCTTACAAAAGTAAAGAATAAGCGGAACCGAGAAAGGGAGGGTGCGAGATGAAGAAAAGACTTCCGCCTTGGTGCAAGTTGGTAAAGCACACCTTAATTGACAAGGACATGGATGTGTCCGAGCTGGCAACAAAAACCGGGCTGGCAAGACCATATTTATCCTCAATTATTAACGGCAGGATTTACAGCCAACCGGCAGTAAACAAAGTGAGCGATTGCCTGGGAATCAGCAATGATTACGACGCCATTTATCAACCTGCTAATAGTATAGGGCAAAGCGAAGAGAACTGACATAGAGGATGGTTACAGGATATGAACGAAAACGTGTATTTTGAGTGCAGGAAAAGAGCTGCAATACATAATGAGAGATTGAACAGCAGAGCCGGGGCGGCTGAAATACTTGGGATTTCCGAATCAACCCTTGCACATTACGAATTGGGAATAACGAAAAACATTCCTGTAGATGTGGTTGTGATGATGGCGGAGGTGTACAACGCACCAGAGCTGAAATGCATCTACTGCAAGAGCGAATGTCCGATAGGAAAGGAACTGCCAATAGCAACAGAGGCAGGGAACATAGAGGGCATTACGGTAAGAATGCTTTCAGGGTTGGAGGATGAGAAAATCGACAAAATCCAAAAAACATTATTGAGGATTGCCGAGGACGGAAAGGTTGAGGCAGCCGAGAGAGAAGAACTGAAAGAAATGGTTCAGTCTTTAGATGGAGTTTATAAGGCTATTACAGAACTGCGAATGATGGCGGAGAGGAAGTAAAAATCATGGAACTGATTGACAGACTGAAAGAAGTCCTGAAAGAAGAATTTAATATTTGCTCTGACGAGGAACTTTTGGAGGCTGTACAGTCGATGCCAGAACTTGATTTAGGGATATTCGTTACGCCGCTGAAAGGAGATAACAATGCAAAGAGCGCATAAAAGAAAAATTAAGGTCCTTGTAGTTGATGCGGCGATGATGTTTGCCGCAGTTCAAATGACAGTGTGTATGCATGGGAAACAAAGATATACTGCATCAGCGCAGGATGTATCTGGTTATGAAGTTTCTATTGAAGATAACACACAAACAATTACCACAGAGGAACCGCAGGAAACATTCAAGACAGAATATACCAGCACAATCATGAATGAAGAAATAAATGCAGATGATGCCTATATGCTTTGCAAAATAGCCATGGCAGAAGCCGAGGGCGAAGATGTGGAGGGGAAAGCTCTTGTCATGTTGGTAGTTCTGAATAGAACAAAAGCAGAGGGATTTCCTGATACGGTGTCAGAAGTGATTTACGAAAAAGGGCAATTCACACCGGTTGCAAACGGAAGATTCCAAAAAGTTGAGCCGAACAAAGAATGCTTTGAGGCTTTGCAGATGATTGTATCAGAAAAATGGGACGGCAGCCTGGGAGCAACCTATTTCGAGAGTGAAAGCAGTAGCACATGGCACAGAGATAATCTGAATTACCTGTATTCGCATGGCGGGCATGATTTTTACATAGACAGGGAGGAATGAGAAAGATGCTGGAACGCATGATAGTGAAACACTGGATAGCATTAACTGTTGGATTCACACTGTTAGGAGTGCTCATCAGAGTGAGATACAACACGCAGGGGCATTTTGCAATAGGCGGCGAATGGTTAGCACCGGCATTTATGCTTTTTCTGGAATGGCTCATAAGGATGATGAGAGGAGTGCTGATTGATGCAGGAATTATACGAGGACATAAGAAAAGACGCAGAAAAGCAAGGGTACAGCATGACAGACAGGAAGTTTACAGAACTGGTGCAGTACGCAGAGAGAAAAGCGGCAGTAGCCGGTAAGGATGAATCTTACATTCCGTATTTACTCCCGGACGTGATAAAAGAATATTTTATCAGAAATGCAATAAATGAAGTTTCAACCGGGATGATGGAATTTGAGAGATATATAAAAACACAAAAACAGGAGGTTACAGACGATGGCAGAAATGACAGAAAAACAGTGGCTTTCAGGGGTGCAGAGTTCGATTATCAAGGAATTAACTACCCACAAAGCAGCATTGCCAGCAGGATTTAATCAGGAGCGTTTCGCCTTGAATACGGTTACGGTTATTTCCGAAATGCTGAAAGACAAAAAGAAAAAGACGGAGCTTTGCAAGCTGACATTTGAATCAATGGCAGTGTGCTTGTGCAAAGCGGCATATCTGGGGTTGGATTATTTCAACGGAGAATGTTACGCAATTCCGTATGGAGGGGAACTTAATTTTCAAACGGACTATAAAGGCGAAATCAAAATGTGCAAGAGATTTTCCAGAAATCCGATTAAGGACATTTTTGCAAAAGTGGTCCGACAGGATGATTTCTTTACAGAAGAGGTGGACGCAGGCGTTCAGAATGTAATCTACAGACCACAGCCGTTTTCCAACAAGCCAATGATTGGAGCTTTTGCGATTGTAGTTTTCAAAGATGGCTCAATGATGTATGACACCATGAGCGTAGAAGAAATCGAGAATGTCAGAAATACATATTCCAAAGCCAAAGACAGCCAGGCTTGGAAGAGTAGCACAGGAGAGATGTATAAAAAGACAGTCCTCCGCAGATTGTGCAAGCTGATTGACCTTGATTTTGACAACATCGAACAGCAGAAAGCATATCTTGCAGGCGGCGATGTGGAGTTTGAAAACGGTCAGCCGGTGTTCATTGATGGAAGAACAGCTACAGCCGCATTACCGGATAATGGCGCGCCGGTTGATGTGTTCGCGCAGATGGAGCAGGCGAAGAAAGAGCCTGTACCGGTAGAACAGTCACAACCGCAGGAAACAAAAGAACCGACACAGCAGGCAATTCCTTTTGAACAGCAGCAGGAGGAACAGCCACAGCCGATGCCTGATGGCACGGGTTTTATGATGCCGGATGAATCAGCAATGGACGATTTACCTTGGAAATAACAGGAGGATGAGAAAATGAACGAATTACAGGTAGTAGTAAAACAGGAAGTAGGAAAAATTAACTGGAATTTTGAAGAATTGAAAACGGCACTTGCCACAGAGATGAAGAAATACACTGGCATTGTGTTTGACGATGATTCAATCGCAGATGCGAAGAAAACCGTTGCATATCTTAGAAAGTTAAAAGAATCCGTTGAGGACAGAAGAAAAGACGTCAAAAAGAAGTGCCTGGAGCCATACAATGAGATGGAAAAACAGGCAAAGGAGCTGACACAGCTTATTGATGAGCCTATCAATACGATTGCAAAGCAGGTAAAGGATTACGAAGAGGAACAGAAAAAGAAGAAAAAAGAGGAAATTCTTGCATACATGGCAGAAGTGTTTGCAGAATTACCGGAAACAGTTGCCTCTAAGCTGAAATCTAAGATTTATGACAGTAAGTGGGAGAACAAATCCACCACGAAGAAAACCTGGCAGGATGCGGTAAATACTGCATTTGAGAATACAAAAGGCGACCTGAACATCCTTGATGGAATTGAGGAAGATTTCAGAGAGGATGCGAAAAAGGTATATGAGAGAAATCTGGTATTATCCGAGGCGTTATCTAAGGTCCAGGAGCTTCGCAAGCAGAAAGAAATGATTCTGGAAAGAGAAAGACAGAAGAGGGAGAGAGAAGAGGCGGCAAAGCGTGAAGCACTTGCCAAAAAGGAAGAACAGCCGCAGGAACCAGAGAAAGCACCGGAGCCTGTCGCTTCTGCAGAACCTAAGACTGAAATGGGAAAGGCAATCGAAAGCATTGAAAGACACGCATATCAGCAGGCAGTAACCGGAACGATTGCTAATCCGGTAACACAGCAGCCGGGATTAAGTGGAGGCAAAAAGATTTGGACAATCCAGGTCAGAGGAAACGAAGAACAGCATAAAAAGATTCTGGATTATATCAAATTTGTTGGAGCAGAGTACAGGGAGGTCTAAGAAATGGGAATGCAGTTGACAGAAGAAAATTATTATTCAGACATTGCAAATTATGAGTATATGTCCGTATCCCAGTTCAAGGATTTCAACGGTACATATGGCAGGGTGGCTTGCGAGGAGGCTGCCCTTGCAAAACTCAAAGGCGAGTATGCGCAGGCAAGCTCAACAGCATTGATGGTTGGCAGCTATGTTGATAGATATTTCGAGGGTACACTTGATGCATTTAAGAGTGAACACACGGAAATGTTCAAAAAAGATGGAAATCTGAAAGCGGAATATGTAAAAGCGGATGCGCTGATTCAGAGAGCAGAGAGGGACGAACTCTTTATGAAATATATGTCCGGGGAAAAGCAGGTCATAATGACCGCAGAACTGTATGGAACACCCTGGAAAATCAAAATGGACAGTTATATTCCGGGAGTTGCGATTGTGGACCTTAAAGTTATGGCATCCCTTACAAAATTGGAGTGGGTGCGAGATATAGGATACTTAGATTTCGTCCGCTACTGGGGGTACGACATCCAGGGCGCAATATATCAGGAAGTCGTATATCAGAATACCGGAAAGAGATTGCCGTTCTATATTGCCGGAATCAGTAAGGAAAGCACACCGAATATTGAGATTATCCATGTACAGGATAATTACCTGAGAGAGGCGAGGGAGGTTGTAAAAGCAAATATCAATCACGTACTGGCAGTAAAGAGAGGAGAAATCGAACCTTTGAGATGCCATTGCTGCGATTACTGCCGGGAAACTAAAGTCCTGAAAAGACCGATAGGAATAGCCGACCTTGTAGCAGAAGTTTAGAGAAATTGGAGCGGATACAATGGGAAAGTCAGAGGACAAAAAGAGCTTTCAACTTTATAACGATTATATAGACCACTTCTCGCTCATGTCTGATGAGGAGGCTGGAAAGCTGATAAAGGCAATCTTCTGTTATGTGAATGATTTGCCTTGTGAAGAGCTGGCAGGACTGCCTTTAATGGCTTTCTCCTTTATCCGGTCACAGCTCAAAAGAGATAGCGACAAGTACGATGCCAGATGTGAGATAAACAGAAGAAACGGAAAGCTGGGAGGTAGACCGAAAAAGGTACAGACAGAAGAACCGAAAAAACCGGATGGTATGGAAGAAACCCAGTCGGTTCTTGATATTCCTGGAATAGAGATGGCGGAAGAGAAAGCACCGGAGCAGGAAGTACCGCAGGAGCCACCAAAGAAACCGAAGAAAACAGAGTACAGCACAGATTTCCAGAGATTTTGGAGGATATACCCAAGAAAAGATGGAAAAGGCGAAGCGTATAAGAAATACAAGGCACGCCTCAATGATGGATGGTCACCCGATGAATTGTGCGAAGCGGCTGAAAATTACAAGAAAAAACTGGTTCGAGAGAGAACAGAGAGTAAATACATAAAACACGCCAAGACGTTCCTTAGTGAGAATACACCTTTTGAGGACTTCTTGAATAAACGGGAAAATAATAGGGTTGAGGAATCACAAGAGGATGAGGGAAACCCATTCAGATAGATTGGAGGCATAGCAGATGGAGGGAACAGCAGAATTGTTCACAGGATTTGCAGAGAGGATTGCAAGAGAAAAAGGAACACAGCAGGAAATGATGCGCGAGGGAGATTATATCGAGGACGGTCTTATCCATTGCGGAAAATGCAGAGGGAAAAGACAGACCAGAGTAAAAATCCCCGGCGGTGATGGGGCAACCATTACGGTTCCTTGTATCTGTAAATGCGAGGCAAAGGCAGAAGAGGATAGAAAGAAGCAGGAAGAGGCCAGACAGGAATTACAGCGCATGGAACGCCTGCGGTCAGCAAGTCTTATTGAGAACAGATTGAAAAACGCCAACCTTGCCACATTTCAGCAGAACAAAGATAATGCACAGCTTTATAAGATAGTCAGAAATTATGTGCAGAATTTTGACGAGATGTACAGGAACAATCAGGGGTTACTTCTGTATGGTCCAGTTGGAACCGGCAAGAGTTATGCTGCCGCTTGCATTGCAAACGAACTGCTGAATCAGAAAATACCGGTAATAATGACATCATTTGTAAAAATATTACAGATGATACAGGACAAGCAGGTGGAGGAATCAGAGCTGATAGCAAGGCTGAACAATGCAAAGCTGCTTATCATCGATGATTTAGGAACAGAGCGCAATACGGATTATGGACTGGAAAAGGTTTACAACGTGATAGACAGCAGATACCTCGCAGGAAAGCCGCTGATTCTGACAACTAATTTGATGTTGACGGATATGAAAGAAAACATGGATACGAGATACAAAAGGATATATGACAGAATTTTTGCGATGTGTTTTCCGCACAGAGTAGCCGGGGCATCCTGGAGGATGAACCAGGCGGCGGATAGATACGATGAGATGCGAAAGAGATTATTGGAGGATTAAGCGATGGAAAAAGTAGCGGAGTTGATTTGTTCAACAGTGGAGGACCGGTCAATCATGACTGGAATCCTGGTAAAAAACGGATACACAGTAGGACCGGGCAGAATCCCTAGAAAATCAGGGAAATCTTATGATTACACCTTGAAAATATACAGAGAGAAAGCGGAGGAAAAGTCATGAGCTTAGAGAAAAAGATATATCGGGAGTGGGCGTTTACAGGAAACGAATCGGAAAAGCCAGTATCAATCGTGAAATTTACAAAGAACTTTGTGAAAAGTACAAAATTTCAAGATATGAAGTGGAAAACCCGGATGATTATGACATCGTATTAAAAAGAACGGCCGGATATAATCATTCAACCTATGCAGTCATTAAGAATAACACAAATCTGTCGCAGTTGGAGCTTGCCTTGATTTGCGATGATGGAAACCTTTGCTTTGGTTACACAATGGAGGGTTCACTGTTCTATATTTTTGAAGATTAGAAAGGCGATGAATCAATGATACTGGAAATAACGGAGGCTGGCGATATGAAATCAATCAAATTTACAGTACCTGGAAATCCGTTCGGAAAACAGCGACCAAAATTCGCCAGAATGGGTACATATACAAAGACTTACACGCCAAAAAAGACAACACAGCATGAAAAAGAGGTTGCAGAGTGTTTCCTGGAAGTTGCCAGAGGCAGGAGATTTAAGGAAAAGGAGCCTCTTGATATTCGCATCATAGCATATTATCCGATACCACAATCAACCTCAAAGAAGCGGCGGAAAGAAATGCTTGAGCATAGAATCAGACCAACAGTGAAGCCGGACCTTGATAATGTGGCAAAGCTCATATATGACGCGTTGAATGGCGTAGCGTGGTATGACGATAATGCGATTGTAGATACGCAGGTGCGAAAGTTCTATTCTGATACACCAAGGGTGGACGTATTCATCCGGGCAGTGGAATAGATTTTCAAATAAAACATAGGAGGATTCAAACAAAATGAGTATTTTAAATTACGAGGAAATGACACTGGAAAGCGATACATTCCAGGCGGCAAGAGAAACATTCAATCTGATGATGCAGAAGTTATTCAGAAAGATGGAACAGTCTGATATGGACGAGGGAAGTATCGACCTCAAAATCAGCATCGAACTGAATGAGGATTTCGTACCGCAGGAAGATGGAACAACGGTAAGAATCAAAAAGCCTCTTATCAAGCATAAGATTTCCACCGTTGTGCCGGTAAAGGACAGTGCGGACGGTAAGAGAGATACAGGAATGTGCCTGGTATATGATGAAAAGCTGAAACGATATGTGCTGAAATATGTTTCTACCGGAGGACAGATGAACATTTTCGATATGGAGCAGCAGGCAGAGAACGATGCAGATATTGTGGATAGTGAAACACCAGCCGTTGAGGGACAGCCTACATACTTCCTACCGGACAATCAGGCGAATGAGGAATCAGAAGAGCCGCAGGAGGAAGAGCAGGACGGCGAATCAGACGGTATGATGACCGTACCCGATAATGTGGATGAGGAAACAGATACCGACGTTCCTAGCGGCGATTACGATAGCACAGACGATAGTGGTATGCCATTACCATTCAGCGAGGGCGATGATGATTACCCATACGATGACCCGATGGAGGAATAGAGATGTTCAAGAGAGAAAAGAGAATGCATAGCTTTATTATCAGAGCACAGGAAATCCTTGCAGATGGAAAAAGAGAAGAATCGGCAAAGATGGTCATTCAGGGGTTACAGTATTACTCCAATAAAATTATCGGAGCGGTACAGCCATATTCCAAAGCGGATGCAACTCTGTTGGTAATTGCGTTGAGATACCTGGCAGACCAGGTGGAAAAGAAAAACGGTTGCGCATTGGCAGTAAAAGCATTAAGCAAAACCATTGAATTTCCTGAACTGGAAGAGGTCGAAAAGGTAAGGAAAGCAACAGAGGGTTTGAGCAAAGAAAGTGAATAATCAAGATTCAAGCCTTGGAAAGGAGGCGATAAAGGATGAAAAAGGCGAATCGTGGAAATTTTGGAACCTGTGCAAAATGCCGCCAGCAGATATTATGGATTAAGACCATAAACGGTAAGAATATGCCAGTAAACGCAAGGCTGATAACATACCGGGTTCCGAAAGAGGGAAAAGGAAAAGAGAGAATCGTCACACCGAACGGTGAACGGTAAGCGCGGAAATTGTACAGCCTGGGACGCAGGATGCCACCGGCGTAGGGTACATTTCACATTTTGCCACTTGCCCGGTTGCTAATATGTTCCGCAGAAAATAAAAAAATAGAGCCTCTTGCAATACGATGATTGACAATCGGCTCATAAAACACAAAAACTACTGTCATTTTATTATGACAATTCCGAAAAGTCAATCTGTAATTGTAGGAGGTCAGAGAAAGTGGGAAAAGCAGAAAGAAGAGTATCACTCACGAAAGAGGAAATAAAAGCACTCTGTGAGGAGGCTGCCGATAAAGCAGTTGAGAGAAGCGAAAAGGCAAGAAAAAAGAGTATTGCGCAGGAAAAGAAAACCCTCCTGTATAATACCAAAAAGCTGTTAGAGAATTACACGAAGCTGAAAGACTATGCAGAAAAGGCAGTCTGCACTATTGATGAGGCAGAGCAGGTGGATGAGAGCATCGTAAATATGGATGTTCTGTACGGATTCAGAATCTTTGATGAAGATAAAACGTTACATAGGCAGTTAAAGGGAATCAATGCAGTAAAATTTATGCTTGCACACGTAGACCGGATGCTGGAAGTGTACCAGAGAGAGTGCGAAACCTCATCGAATGAGATTATACAGCGCAGATGGAAAGTCATTCAGATGATGTACCTTGACAGAGAGAAAAAGAAGAGCACAAAGGAAATTGCGGAATTTTATAACATGGAATTGTCCACAATCCAGAAAGATGCAAAAGAGGCACGAAATGACCTGACGGTGCTATTTTTCGGCTTAGATGCTATGATTTTGCATGATTTTGGGAACCCGATGGATAAATAAAAAACCGTTCGGTTTATTTTGAATCCGTTTTTTTTCCTTTGACCGTCAATTCGACCGATGATATAGTGTATGGTGCAATCAGAAGAAGTTTTGATTGTAAAGAATGTGGCTGCTGTACTCGTTCTTTTTCTCGTGTGGCAGGAGAAATACCTGCCACGCTCCTAAAATTAAATATCAGTAACATGAAAAGTCATATCTGAACATGGTATGGCTTTTTGTTTTGTCCGGAATGAGGAGCGCAGAGGATGAACAGACGCAGGAGCCGGGGAAATGAAAGGAGCGAGGCAATAAATGAACAGCAGCATTGAAATTGTCATGCGGAAGATTGGAGAACTGAAACCGTATGAGAACAACCCAAGACATAATGATATGGCGGTGGATGCAGTAGCAGCATCTATTCAGCAGTTTGGATTCAAAAATCCAGTTATCATTGACAAAGATGGAGTGATTGTCGCAGGACACACCCGATATAAAGCGGCAAAGAAGCTGGGAATCACCGACATACCATGTATCAGTGCAGATGATTTATCGGACGAGCAGATTAAGGCGTTCCGGCTGGCAGACAACAAGACCGCAGAGCTGGCAGAGTGGGACGAGGACTTACTGGGAAAAGAAATGCAGGGAATCATAAACATTGATATGAGCCAGTTCGGATTTTCTGTTGGGGAGGATGAACTGGGAGAGGAGATGCAGGACGATAAGTACACTCTGAAAGTCAAAATACCGCAGTATGAAATTACAGGAGAGTGCCCGGAAATATCTGATATGCTGGATAGCAGCAAGGCGGATGAGCTGATACAGGAAGTTGAAGCCACAGACATCCCGCAGGAGATAAGGGAGTTCCTGATACAGGCGGCACGCAGACATAATGTATTTAATTACCGGAATATCGCAGAGTATTACGCACACGCAGAGCCGGAAGTGCAGAAATTGTTTGAAAAGTCCGCACTCGTAATAATTGATGTGAATGATGCCATAGCAAACGGATATGTGCAGTTGGCAACTGACATCACAGACATTATGGAGGGCGAAGCCGATGAGGAATGATTTCGCAGTTTTCATACTGACACATGGGCGAGCCGATAATGTGGTTACGGTTCCTGCAATTAAAAAGGCAGGATATACCGGTAAGATATATTTCATCATAGATGATGAGGACGAGCAGGCAGAAGAATATAAAAAGAACTTCGGGGCAGACCGAGTGATTATATTTGATAAGCAGGCAGCATATGACCGGGCAGATACGATGGATAATTTCAACGACCACAGGGCAATCATTTATGCTCGCAATGAATGTTGGAGGATTGCGGAAGAACTGGGGCTGAAATACTTCTTGATGCTGGATGATGATTACAAAAGCATTGATTACCGGTACGAGGAAGATGGAAAGCTGAAATATAAGCCATCGCATGATTTTGACAGAGTGTTTGAAGATATGATTCAGTTCCTGGAGGTGTCGGGAGCTGATACAGTGGCATTTTGCCAGGGAGGAGATTTCGTTGGAGGAGTAGACGGAGGAAACTTCCACAAAGGATTATTACGAAAGGCGATGAACAGTTTCTTTTGCAAGACAGATACGCCGATAGAGTACAGGGGAACCATGAACGAAGATGTTGTGACATATACAACATTGAGCAGCCGGGGACACCTGTTCTTTTCAAATACACAATATTGCGTGGTACAGTTGCCAACCCAAAGCCTGTCGGGAGGAATGACAGATGCGTATAAGGAGGGCGGCACGTACCTAAAAACCTTTTATGCGATTATGAGTATGCCGAGCGCTGTAAAAGTCAGCATGATGTATACCACGCACAAGAGAATACACCACAGGATAAACTGGGAACACACAGCCCCGAAAATCCTGAATGAAAAGTGGAGGAAAGAGAGAAAGGAGGATACCTAGAAAATGGAGAAAAACATAACAGGCGAAAAGATGCTAAGCCATATAGACAGGATTGCAGGGGAAAAGAAACCCATAACAGCAGATATATTCCTCACAAATTATTGCAATAACAGATGTCCCTATTGCACCTACGGACGGTGGGAGCTGGATACAGGGGCGCAGGCAATGAGATATGAGGATTTTATCACATACGCAAAAAGACTGGCAGTTATGGGTGTACAGGGATTTATACTGACCGGTGGAGGAGAGCCGACCATCAATCCTGATTTTGAAAAGATTGCAGGATGGCTTACCGAGAACAATTTCCAGTGGGGAATAAATACGAATTTCAATAAGCTGGTAAAGGTCAAACCGAATTACTTGAAAGTGTCCCTTGATGCGTACAGCAATGAAAGCTATGAGCAGTTGCGAGGCGTGGCGGCATATGAAACAGTCCGGGAGAACATAAAAGCGTATGCAGCATGGAAAAAAGAAAACAGTCCTGGCACATCTCTTGGAATCCAACAGCTTGTAAAAGAGCCGGAGGATGTAAAGAGATTTTACGATGCAAATAAGGACCTGGACGTTGACTACATGGTTTTCAGACCAGTGGAAAGCACCGCAGGAAGTTACTACAGGGATGAGAGGAAAAAGAGAGATGCGGAGGAAATAAAGAAAATCGTATCGGATATGGCGATGGATGATGAAAGGGTGACGCTCAATTTCAAATGGGGATTACTCGACAGGCAGGAAGAGAGATGCACCGCAAGCTGGGCGCAGATGGCTTTAAATGAAAAAGGCGAAGTCATGTACTGCTGTCATAAGCCGTATCAGATTATAGGTCATATCATGGACGAAGATATTCTGGCAAAGAAAATGGCGGCGGTAACGGATATGTCAATGTGCGACATACCTTGTAGAATGACAGCCCCTAATCTGGAGGTCAAAAAGATGGAGCAGGCGAGAAAGGACGCTTGCTTTATTTAATTTTATCGGAGTTGAGAACGAAGCGAGGTGGTGGCATTGGCAAATGACGAAAATCTGATACCTATGAACCGCCGAACAAAGAGCGAGCAAAGAAAAATCGCCACAGCAGGAGGTAAAGCATCCGGGGCAGCGAGGCGTAAGAAAAGGGATATGCGAAAGGCAGCCGAAATGCTGTTGAATATGCCGGTATCGAATAAGCAATCGACCATGAAAGCCACGCTCACAGCTTTAGGGATTGACGAAGAGGATATGGACTACAGTATGGGAGTGATGGCGGCAATGTTGGTGCAGGCGGCGAATGGAAATGTAAATGCTGCAAAGTTCCTAAGAGATACCGCAGGGCAGAACCCAACGCAACAGCTACAAGAAAAAGAATTTGCATACCGGAAGAAACAGGACAGAGAGGCAAAGAAAGCCGAAGAGGATGGAGGCATGACCGGTGGAACGCCAGTAGAAATATATCTGCCAGAAAAGGAGGGCGAGGACGATGAGTAATATCAAAGTCATACGGCCGCAGAAAGGACCGCAAGAAAAATTCCTTTCAACAACAGCAGATATTGCTATTTACGGTGGAGCCGCAGGAGGCGGAAAGTCATACGGATTGCTGATTGAGCCTTTGAGGTATAAGAACAACAAACGGTTTGGTGCTGTAATATTCCGACACGAATATAAGCAGATATTCAACCAGGGCGGCTTGTGGGATACGAGCAATGACGTATATGGAGATATAAAGGGAGCCGATGGAAGATACAGCGCAGGTATGTGGAAGTTCAAAAACGGTATGACAGTTGCATTTGACTATATCAACCGAGATGATGATTTGCAGAAATGGCAAGGTTCGCAGATAACCATGATAGGATTTGATGAGCTTACCCATTTTTCCGAGAAACAATTTTTTTATATGCTATCCCGAAACCGTAGTGTTTGCGGAGTAAAGCCATACATGAGAGCAACTTGCAATCCAGATGCGGATTCGTGGGTTGCTGATTTTATTTCATGGTGGATAGACCAGGACACCGGCTATCCGATAAAGGAACGTTCCGGCAAGAAGAGATGGTTCGTCCGCATTAACGAAACTGTTATGTGGGCTGCCACAAGGAAAGAGGCTGTACAGATTGCCCTTGATGCCAATATAGGCGAGGAAGAGGCAGAAACAATGCCGAAATCTGTCACATTCATTATGTCCACGTTGGATGATAACAAAATCTTGATGAAAGAAAACCCAGGATACAAAGCCAACCTGTTAGCATTGACGGAGGTTGAGAGAGAAAGGCTTCTCCGAGGCAACTGGAAGATTAAGGCAGCCGCAGGCTTGATGTTCCGCCGCACAAAGGTAAATATGCTGGAAGAATTACCGACAGACGTTATCAAGTGGGCGAGAGGATGGGACCTTGCAGCCACATCCGAGGATGAAAAGGGCGACCCGGCATATACAGCCGGTGTTCTTATTGGCAAGAGGAGGAACGGACGTTATATCATTGCCGATGTTATCAATAAAAGACTTAGCTCGGCAGATGTCCGGGAGATAATAAAGCAGACCTGCATTACCGATAGGGCAAAGCACAAAAGAGTTTTCACAAGACTTCCGCAAGACCCAGGACAGGCAGGAAAGGACCAGGCGCAGAGTTTCTTAAAATTCTTAGCCGGTTTTACTGTTAAGTGCATCCCTGAATCCGGGGATAAGGTTACAAGAGCAGAGCCGTTTTCTGCACAGTGGTTAGGACTTGAGGGAATGGATAAAGGCAACGTTGATGTGCTGATAGCTCCCTGGAATGAGATGTATTTCAACCAGGTTGAGAGTTTCCCGGAAAGCAAGTTCAAGGATATGGTGGATGCGAGCAGTTCGGCGTTTACAGAACTTGAAAGCGGAAATACATATTCCGCACCTCCGACAGATGGAGGATTGAGCAAAGAAAGTTACTGGCGAAAGTGAGGTGGTAAAGATGGCCGATAACAAAGAAATTGGACGAATAGGACAAAGGCGATATGGTGGAGTGATTTACGAAGAGTTCCTGCATGAGCTTAGAGGAAAACGAGGGATAGAGGCTTACAGAGAAATGTCTGAAAATGACGATGTTGTAGGCGCTATCCTTTTTGCTATCGAGATGTTGGTTCGACAGACTGATTGGAACGTGGAACCTGGAGGAGATAGCCAGGCAGATATTGATGCGGCAGAGTTTGTCGAAAGCTGCATGAATGATATGCAGAACACATGGATTGACACCATATCAGAAATCTTGTCATTCCTCACATTCGGATGGAGCTATCACGAGATTGTTTACAAACGAAGAATGGGGAGGACAAAAGACGGTAGAACACGAAGTAAATATGCAGATGGGCTTATCGGATGGAGAAAACTTCCGATACGAGCGCAGGAAACCCTTTACCAATGGGAGTATGACGATGAGGACAATCTGAAAGGAATGACGCAGATGCCGCCTCCATCTTACAACCTGTACACGATTCCGATTGAAAAGGCATTGCTTTTCCGAACCAAGAGCCGAAAGGACAACCCGGAGGGCAGGTCTATTTTGCGTAATGCGTACCGTTCCTGGTATTTCAAGAGAAGAATACAGGAGGTTGAGGGCATCGGTATTGAACGTGACCTTGCAGGACTTCCGGTAATATATGGACCGTCAGATTTAGATATCTGGAATCCTGACGATGAGCAGGCGCAAGAAATCCTGAACGGATTACAGACGCAGGTTAGGAACATCCGCAGGGATGAGATGGAGGGCGTTGTTCTTCCAGATGGCTATAAACTGGAACTATTAAGTACCGGAGGCAGCCGACAATTTGATACAAACGCAATCATCAACCGCTATGATAACCGTATTGCAATGACGGTACTGGCGGATTTTATATTTTTGGGGCATGAGCAAAACGGCAGTTGGGCGTTGAGTTCCGATAAAACGGAGCTGTTCTCAATGGCGTGCGGAGCATTTCTTGATATTATCTGCGAAACATTCAACAGCCAGGCAATCCCGGCTTTGATTGATATTAACGGAGAGCATTTCAAGGGCATCACAGATTATCCCAAAATGACGCATGGGGATATTGAGGATGCAGACATCACGAAAGTTTCTGCATTTATCAAAGATATGACCGGTATCGGTGTACTGGTTCCCGATGATGGTTTGGAAGATTACATTAGACAGGTGGGACATTTACCGGAGAGAACATCTGACACAAGAACACCTGATGAGGTAAGAGCAACACAACAGACGCAGAACCAACCGCCAGAAAGCGCAACGGCGGCAGGGAAAGAGCCAAAGGATGGCGATGGAGAAATACCCAGTGACATTACTGAAGCTGCCAAACGGCGGCTAGGGAGGTACTAATCATGGCAATATTGATAAGACCTGGGAAGAGGTTCAGAAAAGCCAGAGCCGGTAACGGTGCGGAAATCCTGAAAAAGTTGGAGGATTATCTGAAAACAGCCAGTTCAGAACCGGTTGAGCTGTTATGCGGATTCTGGAAAGACCAGTCCAATGCCATCACGTATCAGGAATTAAGACAGGCAGTGCTTGATGGAGAGCTGGACGAAAAGACAGCCGATGAATGGATGCAGGACTATTCTTTATTGGTGCAGGGAAAACTCAACGGTATGTGGCAGAATGCGATTATAGCCGGTTCCACAAGCCAGCCAATAATCCAGGCTCTTGCAGATATGGATTATATTTTTTCAACGAAGCAGGTTCTTGGATGGATACAGGAAAGAGGGGCCGAGCTTGTGACACAATGCACTGATACGCAGAAAGAGGCAATCAAGGTATTCCTGGAAAGGACAGTTCGGGAAAGACATTCGGTTGATGAACTGGCAAAGATGATTCGCCCCTGTATTGGGCTGACGAAGCCGCAGGCGCAGGCAAATCTCAAATATTACGAAAATATGGTCAAAACTTTGAGAGAACAGCATCCGAGGATGAAAGCAGAAAGCATCCAGAAGAAAGCCAGGACAGCCGCAATGAAGTATGCAGAACGTCAGCACCGGCAGAGGGCGGACAATATTGCACAAACGGAAATGGCATACGCTTACAACAAGGGAGCTGATGAGAGCGTGCGACAGGCGCAGGAACAGAAACTTATAGGCGAGGTCATAAAGAGATGGAGCACATCAGGCGATGATATGGTGTGCTCTTTGTGTAGTTCTTTGGAGGGTGTGGAAATTGGCATGGATGAGGAATTTTCTTTCAAGGGAATAGGAACCAAAGTTACAACCGACCTCACACCACCAGCGCATCCGAGATGTGCGTGCGCTATTGAGTACATAGAGGTCACACCTGATAAAAATAAAAAGTAGAGGAGGCGAGGAATCATGCAGAAGTTTTCGGAGCTGATAAAGAAATCAACGGAAGATGGAGTCGGAAAGAAGAAACCGGCAGTGCAGAAAGGGCGGTTCAAGATTGCAAAATCTGATGATGATAAGATGCTGGCGTTTGGATGGGCGAATGTATCCATCACCGCAGATGGGGAATTGATAGAAGATTACCAGGAGGACATCATCGAACCGGAGGAACTTGAAAGTGCTGCTTACAAGTTCGCAGAACTGTACCGGGAGGGCGGAGAGATGCACGAAAGAGGCGGAGCCGCAGTCCTTATCGAATCGGTGGTATTTACCGAGGAGAAAATGAAAGCAATGGGAATCCCGGAGGGCACGTTGCCTGTCGGATGGTGGATTGGCTTCAAGGTGCTTGATGAGGATGTCTGGGAAAAGGTCAAAAGCGGCGAATACCCGATGTTCTCCATTGAGGGAGAAGCAGAGCGAGTGGAGGTTGAGGAAGAATGACAATACTTGCAGGAATAGGGATTTCCTTTTCGGTGTGGCTGTTGGGGTGCTGTTAATATCCCTAAGCACAGTCACGAGAAAATATTTTGATGAAAAATAATAGCGGTAATACAGGGAGGCATCCGGGAGGGTGCTTTTCTTGCATTATAAAGAATTTTTAAGAAAGGAGCAGAGCGATGGCAACAAAATTGAAAAACCTCAAAATCACAAAAGTTGATTTTGTGGACGATGGAGCCAATCCAGAGGCACACATCCGATTGTTTAAGAGCAAGGACGGTGTGGAGCCGCCACATGATGAGGGTGCAGAGAAGAAACCGAATATCTGGAAACGCCTGATTACGGCGATTACAAAAGCCGCAGGAAGTGAACCGGATACATCGGAGCTGGAAAGCGTGATAGATGATATTCAGAAGAGTTCGGAGAGCTTCGGAGAAAGAATTGCCGAAGTAAAAAACCGAAAAATCGCAGATGAAATCTGGGATATCTGTTACGCCCTCCAATCTTCTCTGTGTTCCATTCTGAATGATGAGGAAATGGATGGAACCAGTGCAGCAACAGCAATGCAGGAAAGCCTTGACGAGTTTTGCGAGTTTACAAAAGATGCAATCTCGCAGTGGTCCAGTGGTAAGGCAACCAACATTGTGAAGAAAGAGGAGGTTACGGCATCAGACCTGGCGATGATGAAATCCATCCGCAAGAGATTGGATGATACCATCGAAAAAGCAGAAAAGGCGCAGGATGAGCCTGGAACCGGAGAACCAAAGAAAAAGGACCAGAACAAAAATCAGAACGATGCGAAAGGAGCAGAAGAAATGAAAATTGACAAGAGCAAACTTACACCTGCAGAACTGGCTTTCTTACAGTCCATTGAGAAGCGTTACGGCGAAGAGGAGGTAGCCGCAGGAGCAGAGGGCGTAACTCCACTGGCGCAGAATCCGGAGGGAATACCGGCAACAGAGGTCGGTAAATCCAATACACCGGCGCAGGGAACAGATGGCGGAGAAGATATCTACAAGGGTATGCATCCGGCAGTAAGAGCGGAACTTGAGAACTTAAAGAAGTTCAGAGAGGCAACAGAGGAGCGTGAGCTTGAGGACGTTGCCAAAAAGTATGAAATCATCGGAAAGAAGAAAGAAGAGCTTGTACCGGTACTCAAAAGTCTGAAAGCCGCAGGAGGCACAGCATATACAGATATGATTGCTGTACTCGATGGAGCGGTTGCAGCCGTTGAGAAGTCCGGTGCTTTTACTGAAATCGGTAAATCCGGTGGAGCTGGCACAACAGATGGCGCAGCATGGTTAAAGGCAGAAACCCAGGCGGCAGAGATTATGAAATCAAAGAATGTGACAAAGGCGCAGGCACTTGATGAAGTATTCCAGAATGACCCGGAACTTGCAGCAGAATGTGAAAAGGAGGAGTAAGACATGGCAGATTATTTTGGCACAAGCATCAATGAAAGCCCGACTATCGTGTTAGAGGCTGGAAAAGACATTGAGGGCGCACAGGGAATTGCCCTGGCAATCAAGAATGGTAAGGCTGAAAAGCCGACAGCCGGTGCAAATGTTATCGGCTTATCACTGTTTACGAATGATGAGAAAGTAAAGGCCGGTGATGATGTAGACATCCAGGTAAAGGACATCGGAAAGTGGATTGCCGGAGAGGCAGTTGCGGTTGGAGATGAGCTTACAACCAATGCAGAGGGAAAGGCAGTAAAAGCGGCGGCAGGTAATTTTATTACAGCAGTTGCCCTTAGTGCAGCAACAGAAGCAGGTAGCGTGGTAAAGGTTCAGCTTATTAAGGCTGGCTACAAACCGAAAGAGTAAGAAAGAGGAGGACTATAAACGATGGGTAACACAAGAGAAGTAAACGGAAATGCGGCGATTCTTGCGAGAATCAATAAGGGATGGAAACCTAACCGCTATTTAACAAACATGAGCATGGCTTATTTTGCTGACCCGAAAGACCATGTTGCAACCAGTATTTTTCCGATTTGTCCGGTGGATTTTTCTACCGGATTTTATTATGAATTTCTGAAAGGCGACCTTGCAAGAGATAATGTTGCGAGAAAGCCGGCTTTCGGTAAAGTATCACCGGCAAAGATGGGACACACTGATAACAGCTACAAATGCGTTGTAGACCAGATTATCGTAGGCGTAGACCAGATTGGAGCCATAAACTATCAGCGTGCAGGAGTACCGGCATCCATCGACCCAAGACGTAGCAAGGTACGTTTTGTATCAGAACAGCAGTTGCTTCACCTTGATATTTTATTCGCAGAGAGCTTTTTCAAGACAGGAGTTTGGGCGAATGAGTTCACTGGTATTTCATCTGGTACACCGAGCGGCAGCCAGTTCCTGAAATTCAATGATGCGAATTTCGACCCGGTTAATTTCTTCGATGCAAGAAAGAGAGAAATCAAGCTGGCAGGCAGACGTATGCCGAATAAGTTAAGCCTCGGCTATGATTCATTCACAGCATTAAAGAATCACCCGGACATCCTGGAGCGTGTGAAGTACACAGGCGGTACGGCAAATCCGGCAATCGTAAATGAACAGGTACTTGCACAGGTACTTGGATTTGAGGAAGTAAAGGTCCTGGAGGCAACATACAATGCCGCAGAAGAGGGACAGCCGGACGATATGAAGTTTGTATGCGAATCTGATGGAGCATTACTTACATACACAACAAATGCACCGGCTATTGATGAGCCGTCCGCAGGATATATCTTTACATGGGATATGCTCGGCAACGGAAACTACATGGCAACAGACCAGTTCGAGGGCGAGGGTGGTACTCATTCAGAGTTCATCGAGGGCTTAATGTCTACGGATATGAAGAAAACCTCCGATGACCTGGCTTGCTACCTGTCTGCGTGTGTGTAAACAGTAAGGAGGTACAGCGATGAGCTATGTTTGTACAAAAGCTCTTCGTATCAGTGGTGTTGATTATGCCCCTGGGGATGCAATCCCTGATGGGGCAATCCGCCCTGAAAGAGTAAGAGCATTAAAAACATCCGGCTTTATTGGAGAGCTTACAGAGGAAGTAGCACCACCGGCTGATAAGAAACCGGAGGAAAAAGTGGTTATCGAGCAGGTAACAATCCCGGTAAAGGCAGAAGATGGCAGAGAAATGGAGGTATCACTTGTGCTTTCAGGAGTTGTGAAAGTATTTGAGGTTATGCAGATGCCGGAAGAGGATGCTGTCAAAGAAATTGCAGGAATTGAGGATGAAAACATTCTTATTACGATTCATGCCACAGAGAGCAGAGAAGCGGTAAAAGCGGCGGCAAAATCCAGAGCCGTTGAATTAAGCACAGGCGGCGAGAAAAAGGCAGCCACAGGCGGTAAGAAGCCTACAAAGGGTAGTGCGAAAGACACAGACAAAGATACGGAGAAAAAGTAAAGGCGGTGCGTGAATATGGCAACAGGAACTTACAGTTACAACCCGGCAGACCTTAAAGGAAACACGATGAGCCGTATGCGTTTTGAGCTTGGCGATACGATGGTACAGGGAGCCGAAAATACTTGTGCGGTAACGGATGAGGAAATCAATGCTGCCATTGAAATGTACCCGAAGTCATGGAAGAAAGCAAAGCTGATGCTGGTAGAGAGTATCTACCGGCGTTTTTCGTATGAGGTGGATACAAAGACAGGACCATTATCTTTGAGCCTACACGAAAGGGCGGAAACCTGGAAAGAGGCATACGAGGCATTGAAGAAAGAAGTCAAAGCCGAAAATATTTCCGTTCCGGCATTTGCAGGAAACGCAGGCAAGAAACCACCGTATTTCTTTACCGGTATGCAGGAGAATGAAAGGACGAGGCAGGGATGATAAATGCAAACATGATGTATTTAAGACCTGGCAACCTTTTCAAAGAATTTGTGATTGAAAATAACCGGCAGAAAGTGACATCCACCGGGCGAGTAGTGAATGACCATAAAGGGGACGGCATAAAAACTCTGTATGGATGCCTTGCAGATGCAACCACAGAAACTGCGAAAAATAAGTCTACCGAGGACCATACCGTTACACATACGATTGTGCAGAGAGGAACACCTTTAGCGAAGAAAACTGATAAATTAGTGCTGGGAAATCGTGTTTTTTATGTTGTTGCAGTAGATGATACAGGAGGTCTTGGAATTTCCACCCTGTATTATGTCGAGGAAAGGGATGATATAAAAAATGACACCAGAACAGGCTCCTGATGGAGTAAGAGAGGCAGTCGAAAAAGAGGTAAAGCACATCAATCAGAAAGTCCGGTCAAAGGCAGCCAGAGTAAATAATGCATTGAGAAATGCAGAGCTGGAAGTGCTGAAAGGACAGAGAGGCGGAAAGAGATACCGCAAGCCGCATTCAAAACGTACCTATCAGGCATCATCACCCGGAGAACCACCGGCAAGAAGAACAGGTGCATTGCGATTACAGTGGGCCAAAGGCGTTGATGGTGGTTCATCTGGAAGTGGTGGAGCAAAATATACGGCATACATCGAAAGCCAGGTTCCGTATGCAGGGTATTTGGAAAACGGTACAAGCAAAATGGCGGCAAGACCGTATGTGGAAAAAATCAAAGAAAAGGCACTGCCGGAAATAGAAAGTATTTTCAGCGAAGATAGCTGATAGGAGGCGAAGAGATGGAACTGATTACAGAAAAGCCAGTGAAGCAGTTCGACACATCCGCCATAGCGAAAGGCAATCTCATATATGCAAAGCATTCCTCATGGGATGCAGGAAAGAGTGGATTCGTTACAGGAGTGAACGGAAATGAAATTGCGGTGCAGTTTCATCCGGGCATTGGGAATGTGACGAATCATTTTTTTATCCTGGCATCAGAGGCAGCCGCAGGGCAATGGGAAATCCGATGGTCTGTGGATATGTCCGAAGTATATGAGTACGGCATAACGCATGAGGAGGAGCCTGTCGAGAATGGAGGGCAGGAATGAAACTGGAAGAACTGATTCAAAAAAGATTTACAGAGCGTGAGGGATTAACAAAATTCCTTGTCAAGTTTGGAGATTACCCGGCGATATTCAGCCCGGAGGCTCCAAAGGATAACCAGAACTGGGGTACAGATGTTCATTATCCGAGGCTTGTATATAACTATGATATGCAGGCGGATGAGGAGCGGAAGAGCGCAGGAACATTGTCTGTATCGTTGCTATGCCAGAACACAGAGGATGCGACAGAGGAAGATATAACACCGGAAATGCTTGAACCGCTGGTTCGGGATTGTCTGAAAGATGTGTTGCTCCATTCCGAAGATGGAAAGCTGTATGCATTCGCATGGAACCGGACGGACGCATTTGAACTGGCAGAAAGCAAAACAGACCTTATTATCGGTAGCGATGTGAGGTTTGACATCCTGGAATATACAAGCCAGGAAACAACCGACCCGGACCCGGTAATGGCAATGAATAAGTTCGTAAAAGAACTGTATCCAGAGTGCATCGTGGTAGGACTTGACCGTATGGAGGAAATTACAGAGGCTTCAAGAGAAACGCCTGTTATATATTGCAGGCTCAATAGCATGGAAAAAGTAGAGGAAACGAATACGGTTGTTTGGATGGATGGTAAACTTGCCATCCATATTTTATGCCCGGACACTGATATGAGGCTGAAAATGGCAGCCGCTATCACAAATGCGATGTCACTAGACGGAGAAGTCACAATGCTGGATTACTCACCAATGTTTATCCGCAAATTACAGATGGACAATAAATCTGATTACCTGAAAGACGGTCAGATTTTTGTAACAGGCAGATATGGTTTATTGCGATACAAAGCAAAACCACATCAGCTTAATAGAACCACGCAAAATTATTTTTAGGAGGTATGAAGATGCCAAGAACAAAAGCAGAATCCACAGCAGATGCAGTGGAGGAACAGAAAACCGATGCTGTCGAAGATACTGCACCGGTACAGGCAGAAGAGCCAAAAGCTCCGGCAGAATCCGAGTACACAATCGAGGAACTTGCAGACGGGGCAGGAAACATTTTCAAAGTCCAAAGAGAATGTGTTGTTGCGGCATTAAAAGTCGCAGGAGTAACAACGTGTACAGTGTCTAAAGCCAAAGAGCTTGTGGACGCATTCATGAAAAAGGAGGTCAAATAAGATATGGCTGGAACTTATGTCTTAGGAGAAACAAAAGTCAGACCGGGAGCATATTTCAATATTCAGAAGAAAGGGACAGGACAGCAGAGTGGCACTGTAAGCGGTGTTACGGCTGTCCTTTTTCGTTCCGATTTTGGACCGTTAAATACTGCGGTTGAATTAAATCCCGATGATGGATTTGCAAACACTTTCGGTAATGGAGGCACAACAGATGCCATCCAGGAGGCAATCAACGGCGGAGCGCAGACAATTATTGCTTGCCGAGTTGGTAATGGAGGAACATCGGCAACTGCCACTCTGAACACAGCAGAGGGACAGGCGGCAGTAAAAATCACAGCAGCATATCCGGGAAAGAAAGCCTTTACCGTAACGGTAAGGGAAAAGCTGACAGACAGCACCCTGAAAGAGTGTATCATCTATGCCGGTGTGACAGAATTTGAGAAAGTCGAATTTACCGCAGGCGCAGGAGAAGCAAAAGCACTTGCAGATGCATTTGCAGCAACGAAGAAATTCAAAGCAGAGGTACAGTCTGGAAAAGACCAGGCAATCGTGATGAATGTATCACAGAACGCCTTTACTCCGGGAACCGACCCGCAGGTTACGAATGAGGATTACTCAAACGGATTTGTAGCTGTCGAGCCTTACGAGTTCAATACAATCTGTGTTGATACGGAGGAAACAGCAGTACATATCCTGATGCAGTCATTCATGAAACGTATTTTCGGTGTAGGTTCCCTGACACAGGGAGTTGTAGCAGAAAAGCATACTGTTGACCTGGAAACCAGAATGAGCCATGCGGCATCATTCAATGATGAAAAAATGAACTATGTTCTCAATGCTTATGTGAATGAGCAGGGCAAGGAGATTGACGGATACCAGACGGCGGCACGTTTGGCAGGAATGATTGGAGCTTGCGCTTCAAATTCTTCCCTTACACATACTGTTGTGAGTGGATTCAGTGAAATCCTGGAACGCCTCACAAATACACAGATGATTGCTGCAGAAAAGAAAGGCTGCATCGTACTCAGCTACAGCAGCGCAAAACAGGTGTGGATTGATAATGCTATCAACACTCTTATTACACCGGCTGACAATCAGGATGATGGTTGGAAGAAAATCAGAAGAGTAAAGACCAGATTCGAGCTTATCCGCAGAATGAATGCGGCGGCAGATGCACTTGTCGGAAAGGTAGACAATGACAAGGATGGTCGAAGCACTGTAGTAAGCCAGTTACAGGCAATCGGTGACAATATGATTGCCGAGGGAAAACTGACAGCGATTACCGTTTCCGAAAGCGCAGTAAATGTGGCTGATGGGGACAGTGCTTGGTTTGATATTGACGTTGTTGACAAGGATTCTATGGAACACATCTACCTGTCTTATAGATTCCAGTTCAGCACAAATGCATAAGGAGGTAACGGAAGATGATTAACACAAGAGCAGCCGGAGATTCTCGTTTTGCGAGAACCGGTAAAGATGGAGCGATTTACAACGCTGACGGCGTGTTGCTGGCTACCGTAGACAGCTTCACAGCTAATGTAACTTATAACAATGCCGCATATTCCGTTTTAGGAAATGCGCAGGAGCTTGAAACCGCAAACACATTTAAGGTTGCCCTTACAATGTCCCAGGTTGTGGTTGAGGATGATGCTTTCATCCAGGAGCTTGTCGAGGCTATGGAATCACAGACAATGCCTGTATGGGATTTCCAGGGCGTGCTCAAGGGAAGAAACGGCACCGAGGAAAGAATGGTGTATCGTGAGTGCATTCCGAGTGGACAGGTTGATTTACAGAACATTACCGTCGGGGATGTTATCAAGAGAGCATGGAACTTTGCGGTCAACAGACCACCGAAATTACAGAACTTACTTGCACTGGGTTAAGAAATACAGTGCGATTCACCGGAGGGTGCCGAGATGGCATCCTCCATTTAATTTTAACAATATTTTTTGAAAGATGGAGGAAAAAACGATATGGCAGATACAACAAAAAAAGCAAGTGTACAGATTGTAAATGAGGAGCAGGAGAACATGGCAGTTACGGAAGTGGAAACAACCGAAGAGGAGAACAAAACCCTCATCAGAATGAATGAGGATGATTTCATCCAGGGACTTATCAGTGCGGCTGATTATGCGAAAGATGATACACAGCGCATCGAAATTGCCAGAAATGGAAAGGTGCTTTTCGCATTTGAAATCAGACCGTTATCCGAAGAGGAATACAACAAGTGCAAGAAGAAACACACCAAGTACGTGAGAAACAAACAGTTCGGTATGAAATTACCGGAGGAAACGAACACTGTCAAATTCAGAGATGCACTGATTTATACAGCGACGGTTGAAGCAGACCGCGAAAAGCTCTGGGATAACAAAAAGGTATGGGAAAGCCTTAGAGCAAAAGACCTCCAGATTATGAATGGTCTGGATGTTATCGAATACTGCCTGAAAGCCGGAGAGAAAGACAAGATTATTGAGTGCATCGATTCTCTTAGCGGATTCGAGGAGAATATCGAGGAAGTAGCAAAAAACTAATTAAAGCCGGAGGAAAGACTTGTCTGTTGCATCACATATTCCAACGGACAGGAATTACACCGGATGAATTTTATAAAAAACCGCATGGAGTACAGGCGTTTATGCTTGCGTCCATGCGGATTTATTTAGAAAGCACGAAAGGAGGAGAGGAGGACGGCGGAAACAATACGAATTGAGATACCTATCGAAGTCGATGATAACACTGGTCCTGGTACATCGAGTGTTGAAAAGAACATGAACAAAGTCAAGGATGCAGCCGACAAAGTGAAAAGCTCTACCGACCAAATGAGCACATCTGCGAAAAAGGCAAATGATGAGGTTACAAAGTTTGACCGGTCGGCACAGAAAACACAGAAAAGTTTGTTATTATGGGCGAAAGAAAAGTATTCGGTGCTGTTGGAGGCGAAAGATAAGATTTCACCAATATTGTCAACAATCAAGGGTGGTCTTACCAGTTTTGGAAGAAAGACCTGGAGCGTGACAATGAAAGCAGTAGACCTTGCCACCGCACCGATACGAGGCGTAATAAACCTCCTAAAAAATCCAATCTTGCAAGTGGGGGCGGTTCTCGGTGTCAGTATCGGATTGAAAGATACGATTGATACATATAAGGACTTCGAGGCCGCTATGTCACAGGTCAAAGCAGTAAGCGGGGCAACCGGCAGTGAATTCGATAAATTAACAGCCAAGGCAAAGGAGATGGGAGCGACCACAAAATTTACCGCCACGCAGAGTGCAGAGGCATTTAATTATATGGCTATGGCCGGATGGGATTCACAGCAGATGCTTGATGGTATCGAGGGAATCCTGAACCTGGCAGCTGCATCCGGGGAGGATTTAGGAACAACCAGTGATATTGTAACAGATGCGCTCACAGCGTTTGGTTTGAAAGCCAGCGATGCGGCGCATTTTTCAGATGTATTGGCACAGTCGGCGGCGAGTGCAAATACCAATGTTTCCATGATGGGAGAATCTTTCAAATATGTTGCACCAATCGCAGGAGCGATGAAGTATAGCGTTGAGGACACATCTCTTGCCCTGGGACTGATGGCAAATGCAAGCGTAAAGGGTTCGATGGCTGGTACATCCTTAAAAACAGCGTTGGCGAATATGGCGGCACCAACAGATAAGATGGCAACCGCCATGAAGAAATACGGAATCAGCCTTACGGATAGCAACGGAAATATGAAAACGCTGAAAGGCGTTCTTGATAATTTACGTTCAAGCCTGGGAGGATTATCTGAAACCGAAAAGACAGCAGCCGCAAGTACCATTTTCGGTAAAGAGGCTATGTCTGGTATGCTGGCAATTATCAATGCGACAGAATCCGATTACAACAAACTGGCTGAATCTATCAACAATGCAGATGGAGCCGCATCTAAAATGTCTGACACTATGCTGGATAACTTAGAGGGTTCAATCACATTGCTGCAATCAGCTATGGATGGAGTAAAAATCTCATTCGGAGAAAGATTATCTCCTTATGTGAGAGGCATTGCGGATTGGCTGACGGAGCAGATGCCGGAAGTTGAGCAGGGACTTAATGAGATGATGGACTGGGTAGACAGCAAAGTGGACCGAATGAAGAGGAAATTCAAAGAATTATCACAGTCGGATGAGTGGAAAAATGCGGATTTCTTCGGAAAAGTGAAACTTGCCTGGGATGATTTCATCGCAGAACCGTTCAGCGAATGGTGGCACAGCACCGGAAAGCAGAAAATCGCAGATATTGCAGGCGATATGGGAACCAGCATCGGAACCGGATTAAAGCTCGGAATATTAACACTTCTTGGAGTGGATGTTTCGGACACTTTGAATGAGGGTGCGAGCGTTGGGGCTTCGTTTGCGAAAGGATTTGCAGAGGGGTTCGATACAGATGCGATAGCAAGCAAACTGTTTGAGGGCTTCGGAAATATGGTAAAGAGCGCAGGAAAGTTACTTCCAGGGGGAGAATCGGCAGATTTATCCTCCATTTTTTCTGCAATTATGCTTGCCAAAATCGCAGGTCCAGTTGCGAGCCTTGGCAAAGGTGCTTTCAGCGTAGGAAAAGCAATTTTCGGTAAAGATGCAGCCACCGGAACATCACTGGCCGGAAGTATTGGAAGTTCAATCATAGGTTCAGCCGCAAAGGGAACCGGTCTAAAAGGACTTGGCGTAACGATGGGTATGATTGGAAACACACTCGGTTCTGGAGCCACTACCGGTGCAGGATTGATTGCGGCAGGAACAGCCGGTACAGCCGGAGGGGTAGCCGCAGGAGCAACACTTGTAAGTGCAGGAATTGATGCGTACAAAGCATTGAAATCCGATGATAAAGCCGAAAAGTCAGCTTATGGAGAATCCGCCGCATGGAAAGCAGGGGGAGTTGCAGCCGGAGCAGCCGCAGGCGCGGCAATCGGTAGCATTATTCCTGGTCTTGGTACTGCGGTAGGTGCCTTGGTAGGCGCAGGAGTTGGAGGCATTGCAGGTTGGATAAAGGGAAACAAGGTCAAGAAAGAGTATCAGGACAATGTGGAGGAGATGCAGAAAGAAGCTGAAAAAGCTCAAAAGGTATTCGATGCCACTGGATTATCAATCGACAAAGTAAGATTTGCGAATGATGATTTGAACGATGCAATGAATGACAGTTCCGTAACCGCAGAACAGCTTGCATCATACATCCAGGAGGATGTTGCAAAGGTCGGAAAAGAGGCTTTCGGTAACATAAAGTTATCGCTTAGTGAAATTAAAGACCTTGCGAACAAAATCACGTTTGCTGATATGGGCGATGGAATTACAAAGTTCAATGAGGCAACGGAGAGCGCAAAAGAATCCTTATCATCTTTGGAGAGTTCTGTTTCCACGATGAAAAAGGAAAACTGGAAAGTTGGTCTGGGTATGCAGTTATCCGAAACGGATGTGGATGATTACAAAACATCCATTGATAATTTTGTGAAGTCGGCGCAGGACTACATCGAAAACAGCCATTACGAGGCTACAGTTGCCCTAGAATTGCTTACAAACGGCGAGGGCAGCACAGAGGGGCTTGACAGTATGTATAACAACATGAAATCCCAGATAGAAGAACTATCGGGAAAATTGAGTGATACAGTGAACATTGCCCTGGAAGATGGAGTTATCACGCTGGATGAATCGAAAGAAATCACAAATCTGCAAGAACAGATTACAGAAATTACAGAGAAAGTATCAAAAGCGCAGGAGGATGCATCGTTCCAGACCTTGAAAATCAAGTACGGAAATGGTGCAAGTCTTGATATTGATTCATTCAATCAGTTGCAGGAGGAGTTGCAGGCACAGGTAAGTTCTTTCAAAGAAACTTATGATAATGCGCTTACAGTAACCCTCACAAACCTTAATTTGCAGTTATCCGAGGGAGCTATCACGCAGGAGCAGTACGATGCGGCTGTACAGCAGGCTACCGATGGATATTACGCAAACATCAACGATATGGAGGTGAGAGTATCAAGTTTCAATCTGGATACGATAGCAGAGGCTTGGAATGATGAGCTTGCCGGTATTATGCCGGATATGGAGGGTAGCGTTTCTGAAAAATTGAACGCGGCTTTACAGACTGCATTATCAGAAAAACCGGATATATCAAGCTGGACCCAGGAAGATATGATGGGATGGCTTGGACTTGATGATATGACAATAGACACATCAGCTTTTGAAAACATCTATCAGGAGTTGGTGGCAACAGCAGAAAATATGGCACCGACAGCTAAAGAGGAAATCGTGCAAAGTCTGAAAGAATCCATTCCAACGATGGAGGAAGTCATGGCAGAGTACGGTCCAATTTCCAATGAGGCATACGAATCCATAGTAGAGCAATACAAAGAAGCGATGAACAGCTCTTTCGAGAGCGCAGATTTTTCTAGTATTGGCACAACATTAAGCACGAAAATGAGTGATTCGATTTTGAATACTGATACGTCAGCATTCTCAACAGCATTTGCGGAGCTTGGAACAAAATCTGGAACCGATGCGGCAACAGCTTTCCAGGCTGCGGATTACTCCGGTGTAGGTGCGGCTGTTGGAAGTGGAATCAGCAGTGCTATTACAAATGCTGATATGGCACAGATTAACAGTGCAGTAGATGCACTGAAATCAAATACGGATAGTTCCGTAAACAGTGCGTTTGGTGCAGGCGTTTCTACAACAATGCCGGTAAGCGTAACCCTGGACTATTCACTTGTGAATCCGACAAAGACGTTCACGATAGGCGGTGGAGGAAGTGGAAGTACAACACTTACCGTATCGGCTCATGCAAGCGGCGGTTATGTAAATGACAAGCAGTTGTCATGGGTTGGAGAAGAGGGACCGGAGGCAATCATACCTTTAGTTCCTGGCAGAAGAAACAGAGCACTGGAACTGTACAAAGAGGTTGGGGACATTCTCGGAGTACAGGCAAATGCGAATGGAAACATCATCGGAGAGGCAACACCTTTAGGTGGAGGAAGTGGAAGTACAACCATCGGAAGTACAGCAACAGAAATGTTTGCTTACAGCTCCATTTCGGACTTTTTATCTCTCAATGATAATTTGTTAGCCGAAGCGATTAGAAACGGAGCCACAGGCTATAACGGATTCACAGAGGGTACAGAAAGCGATTCAGATACCGCAGATGAACCTTTGAGCAGTTCGAGCACAGTGGAAACCGGAAAGACAAATATAAACCTTAATATCCAGATGTCACCGCAGTTCAATATTTCGGATTCAGGCACCGGAAAGATGGATGAGGCAAGCATCATGGCAATTATCCGAAAGAACATGAAGTCAATGGCTGATGAACTGGGAGGAGAAATTGCTGACAGACTGGAACAGGTATTTTCAAATATGCCGGTAGTAAAGGAGGGGTAGGCGATGGAAATAAAACTGTTTGAAGCGGCTGATAAAAAGAAGTCGTTTACGTTCTCTTCGTTGCCGGAGAAGATAAGCGGCAGTCTTGGGACGAAGTATCAGACCTATGATATTATCTCCCAGGGTGCCGTAAAGGTGCCAAAGGGAACAGAAGTGGCGGAAATCTCATGGGATGCCGTTTTCTTCGGACCGGACAGAAAGAATCTGGCGGTTGTGAAAGCGGAAAGTTACCAGAAACCAGATAAGTGCATTAAGCAGTTGAGGGAATGGCAGGAAAAGGGAACGGTGCTGAATCTGCTTGTAACAGAAACATGGATTAACATGGATGTTACGATTGATTCATTTACACCCGACCCTTTTGGTGCTTATGGAGATGTAAGCTATGGCATTAAGTTTTCACAGGCAAAAGACCTGAAAATCTATACAACAAACGAATTGAAAATTGCCGCCTTTGTAAAAAAGACAGTTCCGAGAAATGATAACTCAAATAAAGGCTCTTCCTACACGATTGTCAGTGGCGATACGTTGTGGGGGATTGCTTCACGAAAACTTGGAAGTGGTACAAAGTGGACGAAGATTTACGATGCAAATGCTTCAACGATTGAGGCGGCAGCCAAGAAACATGGCAAAAGCAGTTCAGACCATGGTCATTGGATATGGCCGGGAACAACGCTGTCGATTCCGGCGGCATAGGAGGTGCGAAGATGATAGATTTATCAAAAATCGCATACCGACTTACCGTTATGGATAGTGGCGGAAAGCAGTATAACATAAAAGAATTTGTCACAGGTCTTGGCTGGGAAGAAAACAAAAATGAGATTTCTGTCCGAACTTCATTTACAGCAAAGAATGATAAGACATCTGCGGGGCGATTATCAGAGTTAATCAAACCCGGATGTCTTATTGGTATTTTTGCGAGTGATGGAGGAAAGCAGGACAGAGAAGTGGCAAGGGGAACGGTGCAGGAATGGAATCCGCAGGAGCAAAGCAGTTCCAATACCCTAAAATGCGTTGCATATGATTCTCTGTATGATTTGCAGAGGAGCCAGGACAACAAATTTTATTCCGCAGGAACCGGTACAAAATCCATTATGACCGGTGCATTTGACGAGTGGGGAATACCCACAAAAGGATATAGCGGACCGAATATATCTCACGAAAAAATGAAATACAGCAGTTCGTATGTATCTGATATGTTGCTGGATGTTTTGGACGATGCCTACAAAAAGGGCGGAGGAAAATTCATCATCCGGGCGGCGGAGGGGTATGCAGATGTGGTGGAGCGTGGCACGAACACAGATGTTTATGTGTTCCGGGTGGATAACACAAAATCTATCAGCCAGTCAATAAGCACCGCAAGCCTTGTTACCAGGGTAAAGGTGCTGGGGCAGGCAGACGATGATGGTAATTCTCCGGTCGAGGCAACGGTAGATGGGCTTACAAAATACGGAATCCGTCAGAGAATCTACACCAGAGGAAAAGACGAAAGCCTGGATGAGGCAAAGACAGCCGCACAAAAAATCATCGATGAAGATGGTGTGATTGATGAAGAAATCACAGTGCAGGCTCCAGATGTGCCATTCATCCGAAAAGGCGATTTAGTTTACGTTATGATAGGTTCCGCACGGAATTATTATTACGTGGTTGGAATCCGGCACGATTGCGATAATTACAGCATGACAATGGACCTGGAACTTGCTAAGACCGAAACAGCAACACAGACAACAAAGAAAAAGGATTACAATGTCGGAGATATTGTAAATTTTAAGGGCGGTACGCATTATGTATCGTCCTATTCTGGTTCAAGAGGATATAGCGCAAGAGCCGGAAAAGCGAAAATAACAATCAAAAATGGTTCTGGAAAAACTCATCCCTGGCACTTGATACACACTGACAGTGGCAGCAATGTTTACGGATGGGTGGATGATGGAACTTTTGAATAATGGGAGGCGATAACGTGGAAAATTTCGATGCGAATGCCGGTACAAATAAGCTGGCAAATGTTTTAAGTGACAGGATGCGAAGAGAAAATGATACATCGTTATGCCTGGACTTTGGAGAAATCCAGGGAAACGGCAGCCTCATCACAAATACTTTCCCAGTAGCAATTCCGAAAGGCCAATATTCGGTATGCAGACACGTAGGAGGATTATCTTTTACAACAAGCGGCGGAAAGCATGGAGGACATTCAAGCGGCGATGGTTCACATGGTCACACGATTACGCCTCCACAGATAAAGCCTGGGGACAGGGTGCTTGTGGCGTGGGTAATGAATGAAGCCTGCGTCATAGACGTTGTAACAGGTTCGTAGGAGGTAAACGATGGCAAATATTGTAACAGTTGCCGTTCCTACGTTTATCGAAGAAAGTTCCGAGTATGATACACAATACAAAAGGACAATGAAATGGAATCCCGAAAAAGGGGATTTCGTGAGAAATGCAGCAAACCAGGTTGTGGAGTGTACCGGAGAAGAGGGCTACATGATTTGGTGCATGAAAGTATCTATGACAGAACGATATTCCTGCCTTGCATATTCCAACGATATAGGTGTTGAGATGGAGGACGCACTGGCGCAGGACGATGAAAAGACAGTCGAATCAATGGTGGAGCGAACCATCAGAGATGCACTGCTTGTAAATCCGAGGACTGAATGGGTGCGAGATTTCGAGTTTGAATGGAACGGCGATAGCATGAACTGCTCTTTCAAGGTTAAGGGGAAAGAGTGGGACAAAGTATTTCAAATCAATATTTAGAACGGAGGTGGTAAGATGGCGCAACCAGAATTTCATAGACCGGAGTGCTTCGATGGGAGCACAACCGATGAAATACACGAGCGAATGATGGCGAGCTTGCCGGATGATATAGACGATATGCCTGCCGGATTTCCTTATGATTTCACAAGACCGGCGGCAGAGGAAAAATCAGAGTTTATCAATTATCATCTGATAAGGGCAGTAATGCTTGCGTTTCCGCAGTATGCCTGGGATGATTGGCTCGATTTGCATGGGGCGCAGGTTCATGTGACAAGGCACGCAGAACAGTATGCGACTGGAAACATAACAATTACCGGTGTTGCAGGCAGCGTAATAGCCGCAGGCACCGTTTTTTGCGTACCGGCTGTAGATGATAACCCTGCGATAGAATTTGCCACGAATGAGGACTGCACAATAGCTTATGATGGCACTGTAACAGTAGCCGTAACAGCAGTTGAAAGCGGTATCGGTTCAAACGTGGCAGCGCATACCGTATGTATCATGGCAAAAAGTGACAAGAACATTACCGGCATAGATAATGCAGAGCCGATTTCTGGCGGAACGGTACGGGAAGAGGACGGAGATTATTTCGACAGGATATTTGCTGAATATGATAACAGCAAAACATACCTCGGAAATGACAGCGATTTTGTCCGATGGGCGAAAGAAGCAGGCGCAGGAGATTGCATCGTTGTGGCGGCTTTTGATGGACCCGGAACCGTAAAACTGGTACTGGTAGATGGAAACGGACAGCCGGCAAATGCAAAGTTGATAAATGATGTATATAACTACATTGTTTCTCCGAATGACCGGATGCAGCGATTATTGCCGACAGCGTGCGCAAAACTGTCATGCGTGGCTGCAACCACTGTAAAGATGAATTATACCATTACTGGATTGTTGCTGGATGAATCGGTGGACAAGTCGCGTGTGGAGGAAGATTTCAAAAAGTTGGTGCTTACCGTTTACGGTGTGGCGAAAAACGAGGGGATACTTCGATACAATGATGTGCGCCCGCTGATAACTGCCATTGATGGAGTGGAGGACTTCGACACATTCCTGATAAATGGCAAAATGAGCAATATCAAGTTGGAGAAAGAAGAATATCCGGTTACTGGAACGATTGATTTCAGAAGTTAGGAGGACGGACGATGACAGATGAAGAATTGGAATTATTCCCGACGAGCGAGAGCGCCTTAAAAATGCTGTCCTATGTGACACCCGGATTTTACGATAAATCGTATGTCGGCAAATGGATGTTTCAGGTCATGGGGTTGGAATATGACAAGGCCTTGAAGCTGGCGGAGGAATTACCGGAACAGTTTTTCCCGGAAACAGCGACCTGGGGATTATGCTGGCATGAAATAAAATGGGGATTGCCGGTGCAGGAAAATCTTTCTTACCAGGAGCGCAGACAAGCGATATACGAAAAGAGAGATTATCATTCGCCAATGACACCGTACATTATGGAGCGGTATCTGGAAAATGCAACCGGATTTACGGTACATATAGCAGATTGCCACGATGCAGGACCATTGAAGTATAAGCCGCCTCACCCGAATGTATTTAAGGCTTTTTTCAATGGCGATGGCACGCTGGATTCAAAGAAAGTCCGAAAGCTGATTGATAAATTAAAGGAATCACATACAACATATTTTGTGAATGACTATTCGATGTTCGAAATTGTGTTTTCTGAAAAATTCATGGTCAGCAATATAGGGTTGCTATTCAAAATACCGTTCTGGAAAGCTCGACGGTTTGATGGTTCCGAGTTGTGGGATGGTTCACATCTCATGGATGCGGCTATCGAATATGAAATGCGACTCGGAGTGAAATACAAAGAGGGCGAATTTCGGATTGCAGAAACGTTGGATATTGAGCGAATGACAGCGAGGGCGAAAGTTCCGCTATCAGAAAAAATGCATATTGAGAAGCAGACTGTCAGTGCGAAAGCATTTAACTGGCAGTCTTTGTTTTTTGATGGCTCTGTTCCGATGGATGGAAACTTGCTGATGAATTATTGCAGAGCAGACAATAAGACTACGGCAAATATCAAAATACCGGTGGCATCCATTTCTGAAAGTTATGGAAATGCTACCTGCACAGTGAAAAGGAATCTGGCATATTTTGATGGTTCATTGAAAATGAACGGTTCAAGATTGCTTAATTCATTAAACAGAAAGGAGGCTATCTAAGAATGGCACAGAATGTAATTATTACAAAATCAGCCAGAAAGAAAATGGTACAGGCAAGAGCAGGAGCGATTACACTTCCTAAAATTGTCGGCATGGCATTTGGCTCTGGAGGAGTAGACAGCGCAGGAAATGTTATTTCTCCGTCTGAAACACAGACAGCACTGAAAAAGGAACTGCTCCGTAAGCCTATCAGCGGCTATAACTTTATCACAGAAACCACATGCAGATACGAATGCACGCTTGGAGAATCAGAGCTTGCCGGACAGTATATCAGTGAAATTGGGCTGTATGATGCCAACGGCGATATTGTTTGTATCAAGACCTTTACCAGAAAGGGAAAGGATAACGATATTGAAATGACATACACGCTGGATGATGTTTTCTAATCCGGCAGAGAGGAGGAAACCATGAAATCATACAAACCAGGTTCCGCTACCTACAAAGATAACATTCCGATAGTGGAAACAACCGACACAAACCATGCGGATAATGTAAACCAGGCACCGAAACAGCTTATTGAGAACGACATCGCATTAAAAGAGCAGATGGACGGATATGGGTTTTCAGTTGTCGATGGCACGTTATGCGTAACCTATGAAAGTGAGGAATAAAAGAGATGAGCAAAATTACAGAACCGATGCTGTTGGATAAAACCGGTCAGCAGTTTCTTGGATTGATGGAGAAACAGAACGAATTACTCACAGCGATTGCCAGTGGGTACAATTACAAACCGACTTCCATTGCAGATGTGTTTGCAGTGGTTCAGTCAGGAAATGCAAGCCAGGTTTTTAATTATGGCGACCAGATTATTTTACCATGGACCGACAAAGCAACCGGAAAAACATATGAGTGTCCGCTTGATGTGGTACATTTTGGAGATGTCACACTTGCGGATGGCGAAACCGTACCGGGAATGTTGGTACAGTGGCATTATGCAACGCCTTTTGGTGTGCAGTTCAATCAATTCCAGGCGTTTAAGTATTGCGAGGAGCAGTTACCAGCAGGAACCTACAATGTCATTATCGGTGATACCTGGGGAAATAACTGCGTAAAGGGTAAAACATACCAGTTCACACTTACGAAGCCTGTACCGGCGAAAGGACAGCTTGCAGGATTATACAGAGCACCGGATGTCAGCCCGAGTGAATGGAAAGTATATTCATTCGAGAGCAATACGGCAACAGACCCTATCGAAACTGTAGCGATGGTGGAGGGAACAGGCGGAACCGCCCTTGGTACATTATCTTTCAAACCGACATCGCCATTGAATGGATTGCAGAGCACAGCTTACGGATATAACCGTTGGGCGCAGAGTGCTATGCGTCAGTGGCTTAATTCCGAAGAGGCAAACGGTAAGTGGTGGACACCACAGCACAATTTTGACCGTACACCGGACCAGCTCAAAGAAAAGCATGGATTTCTTACCGGATTCGATGAGGAATTTACAAAGAGATTGAAAGCAACGAAAGTATCCACCTGGAAGAACACTCTTACAGACAATGGAGATACGGACGGTATTGAGGTAACTTACGATAAAGTGTTCCTGCCGAGTTTGGAGGCAATGTCAATCAATCCGCAGAAAGCTGGCGAGGACGATGTATGGGAATACTGGAAACGTGCATCCGGTATGGCGGAGAAAATGCAGCAGTACAAGACTTATCCGCAGATTCGTACATTTGCGATTGAGAATCACACTTCGCCGCAGCCCGTCCGCCTGCGCTCGGCTAATCGGGGCAACTCGTACGGTGCGTGGTATGTGGGCTCCGATGGTTACGTCAACTACAACGGCGCGTACTGGGCTAGTCGTTGCGCTCCGGCTTGTTGGCTTTGCTAATCGAATAATCGTTTTAATCCCCGGCACCCACGGATGCCGGGATATTTTTTGAAAGGAGGAATCAAGATGGCAGTACCAGAAGGAGAAAGACGACCTTGTAAAATGGACGTATTTATGTATGAGTTAGACCTTGTAACATATACGCTCCGAATCACAAGGAATGAGAAAATATTTCTTCCAGAATATAAAGGCTGCATAACAGACGATATTGTAGAAACCGCAAAGAATATCTACATAGATTCGTGGGATGCAAACAATATCAGAGTTCTGAAACGTGGCGATAGTAACTGGGAGGAGAGAAATCGTCTACAGTTAAGAGCTGCTAGGAATTGCAATAGGCTTTTGACACTCATAGGCATCGCAAAGTCCTCGTTTCACCTGAAATCAAAGCGTGTCAAATACTGGGTTGGTAAAGTGTTAAAAATCCGGGGGATGATACGGAACTGGAATGAAAGCGATAGTGAACGCTACGCTGCTAAACAGCGGAAGTAGTGTTTATTATAAGGATGAGGACTGAAACGCAGAACGTCCGCCTGCGCTCGGCTAATCGGGGCAACTC